AGAAAGCAAAAATAACTGCAACTGGACTTGGACTTGGTAGTATTAGAAAACAAGTCAAGGGAGCACAAAAGAGATTGATGATTGCTCCTGTTGGAGGAGTTCCAAAACAGACATCAGAACTTGGATTAAAAGGTAAGGATAATGATTCAAGTGCATTGGTTAGTATTAGTAATACTCTCGATTCTATTTTATCAACATTAACAAATATCAATTCTCAAAATAGAGCAAGAATTGAAAGAGAAAGAAGAAGTGCAGAAAGTGGAAAAAGAGGATTAAGAGAAAAAGAATTAGAATCAAAATCATTTGAAGGAATTAAAAAAGCAATCTCTACAATTACAAAACCATTTCAATCAATATGGGATACAATAGTTAATTTTATTACTAATATTATTCTTGGAAGAATTGTATTAAAATTAATTGATTGGTTTGGTAATGAAGAAAATCAAAAGAAAATTCAAAGTATTATAAGATTTTTGAAGGATCATTGGCCAGTCTTATTAGCATTATACCTAAGATTTGGAACTGGTATTGGTAGATTTGTTGGAAGACTAACTGGATTTTTAATTAAAGGTGCAATTAGAATAGGTGCAATCACAACTCAACTTGCATTAAAGGCAGGTTTAGGTCGTGCAGGGGGAAAGTTATCCAAAGTTGCTGGATTTCTGGGTGGTCCTAGAGGAAAATTACTGGGAGCAGTAGGAGGAATTGCAGCTAATATTGCAATAACTGCTGGTGCTTCTAAAGCAATTGAAGGCCTCGCTGGCGGAGAGACTAAGGTTCCTGGTTTTTCTGGTGGTGGATGGAGTGGAGGAATTAAAAACTTTTTTGGTAATATGTTTAGTGGTATAGTAAAAGGACCCAAAGGAAGAGATAAAGTTCCTGCGATGCTTACTGATGGTGAGTTTGTGATGTCTACGGGAGCAGTTCGTAAGTATGGTGTAGATACTCTTGAAGAAATGAATGCTGCTGGTGGCGGAACAAATATACCTCAGATTGCAGGTGGAATGACTTATGCTGCAGGTGGAGGTATGATTGGAAATTCTCCACAATCTTCAAATCTTCCAAATCGTTTAAATCAAATTGAAAATATATTAGATAATTTAATTGTTGATAATAAATTAAGATTAAGAGAAACTGGTTTTAAATTAGGTTATAGAACAGCACCAGAAAATAGAATGCTTCCATCTGCTGGACAATCAAGTGCAAATGCTATGAGAGCAGCACAAAAAACAGCAGGAGTAACAAGATCACCAATACCTGCAAGTCGTGCTATTGTTCCTTATACTGGTAGTGGTCTTGCTAGAACTGGAGTCACTGCTGGATTATCAGAATCAATTCCTCAAATTAGAACAAATATGAATGTTCCAGGTGGTCATATTCGTGGAGGTCGTGGTGGGTTATTGGGGACCATTTTAACCACATTAGCAGAAATATTTGCACCACAATTGGGAGATGCTACTGGAAGTTTGTATAATAAAATGGGAATCGGAATAGGCAATCTTTCTGATGCACAATTAAAGAAAAAAATTGAAGAAGAATTAAAGTTGGAGCAATCACTATCAGGTTTTACTAAACTTGCAGCGGGGCAAAATGAGAGATTAAATTTATTTCAAAGGGAATCTGAAAGAAGAGGATTAAGTGGTTTAAAAGGTGGAAAAATTATGGGTGGTTATGGACTAAGAGAACAATCATTCAAAGATGCTCCTAAAACTCAGATAATGAGTGATGATAAAGGAAAACCATTTATTGGACACAAAGCAATGAGGGGTGGGAAAATTGTTTATGTAAGAGGTCCCAAACCAGGAACAGGAACAACTAATCCACTTGAAGCACTTGGAAGAATGATCAATCCCAGTGCATATAAAGATGTTGATGCTCAAAATGAAAGGAAAAAATATGAGGAAGCATCAAGAAATAGTGTTGCTTCACTGAAAGCAAGAGGTGCAAGTCAAGCAACAATCGCAAGAAGACAAACAGAACTAAAGAAAGGGGTAAAACCATTACCAAGATCCAAACCAAGACCATATGTAGCTGCTGGTGGTGGTATGGGTGGAAGAAGAGGAAGTGGGGCAAATCCGTCTTCTTCAGCAACAAAACCACCAAGTTTCTCTGCAAAGCACCATAAAGGAAATCCAGTTTCTGCATCCGCATATGGAATTATGAGGTAATAAAAAATGGCAAATCTTATTCCTCTTTCTAAATCTTCACTTATAAAATCACAAAAATCTGCAATTATTAAATCAGATAAATTTTTAGCACCAAGAATTAAATCATCATCTGCAATTGTAAAATTTTCAGGAAAAACTTCACAAACTCTAGAAGGTGGTGGAGTTTTAAATGATATTCTAAAAAAGGTTATTCAAATTGATAAAGTTTTAAAGGATTCTTTACTTCTTTCTAAAAAAGAAAATGAGAAAAAAAGAGTAGCAGGAGAGCAAAAAGATTTTGATAAGAGAGAAAAAGAATTAGAAAAAAATAAACCAAAACAAATTCCAGGTATTAGATTACCTTCGCCACCAAAAATGGGATTTTTGGATTGGATTAGGAACTTTATTACTCAAACAATACTTGGATTTTTTGTAGTAAGATTAGTAGAACATCTTCCCAAACTTCTAAAAGTTCTTCCCACTATCCTTAAAGTGGGAGATTTCTTTATTAACGTTGGGGGAAAACTCTTAGATGGGTTGGTGACTTTTGTTGATAAAGCATATGAGTTGGTTGATAGGACTCGCCAATTCACTAAAGATATTGGTGGTAATGGTCTAGCTCAAAACTTTGATAAATTTGCTGGTGCATTAAGCACGATGTTAGATGTTGCTATTATTGCTGCATTATCTACCGCAAGTATGGGCGATGATGGTTTTGGTGGTCCTCCTGGCGGTGGAAAAAAAGGATTTGATAGAACTGGTCGTAGAGTTGGTGTAGATACGCAAAAAAGGTATGCACAAAGATTTGGTAAAGATCAATTTTTAAATAGGTTTGGAAAGAAAAATTTAATTAATCTTGGTGAGAAAGGTGGTGCTAAACAAGTTCTTAAGTTTGTTCGTCCATTCACAAAAAGACTTCCAATTATTGGAGGTCTTTTGGACTTTGGATTATCAGTAGCACTTGGAGAACCTGTTGGGCGAGCAGCATTCAAGGCAATTGGTGCAACACTATTGGGTACAATTGGTGCTGCTCTTGGTGGTCCTTTTGCAATTCTAACTGGACTTGCTGGGGGAGTAGCAGGTGACTGGGCTGGTGGAGCATTATATGATGTATTTTTTGGCAATAAGAAACCTCAGGGGAAAACTGCAAAAGCAGCAGGAGGTGGAACCCCTGCAACTCGTGGAGGTAGATTAGTTGGCGGTCCTGCGAAAAGGACCTTAAAGAAAAAGAAAACACCAAGAACATTAAGAGCAACACCTTCAAAATTAAAACCAGGTGCCGCAGTTGGTGGGGAGAAAAAAATTAAAGAGTTATATCCAGAACCAAAAGATAAAACTAAAATGAATCCTTTTAATTTTATAAAGGATGCATATGAAGGATTTGCAAAATCAAAGGGTCTTGGTACATTAACTGCTCTTGCAATTAAACCTTTGATGGGAGATAAACCATCATACGCTGACTATAAAAATGCAGCGGTGGGAATTAATAATTGGATGAACCAATCTGTAGGTTCTGGAACTTTAGCATATGCTGGTGGTGGTGAAGTTAAGATGGAAAGTTTGATTAGTGGTGAGGATTATAGTGATGTAATTGCAAAGTCATTACAAGATTCTGTTGCTCCTCAAGTTGATAAGACTATTCAAGATTTGATGAGACAGATGATGTTGAAACAACCAACTAAAGAACCAGACAAAACTGATCCAACAATTGATATTGAAGAAGATGTTCCCTCAGGATTAACTAAAGGTCAATGGGGTCCCTTATTGGATCTTATTGCAGGTAAAGAATCGGGAGGAAATTATGAAGCAATGTATCCAAGTACTACTCTTCCTGGTGCAACCAGAATGACAATCGCTGAAGTTGCAAGAAGAGCAACTGGTGCAGTTGGAAAGTATCAACAACTTCCACAATATATTGTTGGAAGAGCAAAGGCTGCAGGTCTTAATCCAGATAAAGATCTTTATAGTGCAGAAAATCAAGAAAAGATTATCATCAACGTCAATATTAAAGGTAGAGGTGGTGAGAAGTGGTTGAAAGGAGAAATAAGTGATGAACAATTTATGCAAGGACTGTCTCAAGAATTTGCTTCTTTACCAAATGCCCAGGGCAAATTTTATTATTCTGGGCAAAGAAGTTCTATGACTCCAGAGAAGGTAAAAGCATCTCTTGCAAAAGTTAAAAGGGGTGGTTATTCTCAACAAGAATTGGCAGAATCCGAACAAAATATAATAACAGGTGGAAAATTTAAAGTTGTTGAGTATATAACTGGAGATAGAAATCATCCAAATCTTGATGTAAGAGGTCACGGTCTTCCTAGTAATTATCACGATCATATTGCCTTTGCTACAGTATCAGAAAAAGAAAAAGCAAAAAGTGCATTAAGAGCAGCAGGAATTCAGATAGGATCTGAACTTCGTCCCGGAGATCCTGGATATCACGGAAGAAATCTTGCCATTGATGTTCCTGGAGCTCAATGGGGTGGTAGTGGTTCAATAGGTGGTAGAGAGTTTGCAGGATCTAAAAAAGTTAGATCAGTATTGGGGATAGGTCAAAATGCACCAAGATTTCACGGAGGTCCAATTCTGAAGACAGGTAATTTCTTCGGACATAAAGGTGAGTTTGTAATTGATAAGGACTCTGTAGATTTATTTGGTATTGATTTTATTGATTCCATAAACAGAATTGAAAATCATTCACAACTCGTCACAAAAGCACCTTCGATTATTGAAAAACTTAAAGCAATTTCTGGATACACTGATTATGAAAATCCAGAACCAGAAATAGTATATGTTGAAGTTCCAGGAGAACCAGTTCTAATTCCTATGGGTGGTGGAGGTCCTACAATAATTGCTGGTGGAGGTGGAAGTAATTATGTAAATAGTAATATGCAACAGACACTCTCACAAATAGGATAATATGTCAATAAACGAAAGTAATATACCAATTTTTAAAATTTATTCAAATGCAACGGGAAAAGAACTTCCATTTAACGCTGGAGTTGCTGAACTATATTATTATGAAAATTTATTATCAGAAACAGTAAGAATGACCATAGCAGTTGTCGATACTGGACAAGGTAGTGAAGGGACAACGGCTTCTGAAAGCATAAAACTTACAGGAACAGAGAAAGTTCATATTGAAATAGAAGATACTCAAAAGCAAAAAATTTCATTTACAACTTCTGCCAATGAACTTCATATTACTGGAAGAGAAAGAATTACTGAGAAATTAAAGGACATTGAAATTCTAGAATTAGTATCGAAAGAATATCTTAAAAATGAAAGTGTAAGAGTTGATAAAAGATATGATGGCAAAATATCAGATTCATTATCTCAAATTTTAAAAGAGGTATTGGGTACTCAAAAGAATTTAGACATAGAGTCAACTAAAAACTCACGACCTTTTATTGGTACATTAAAAAAACCTTTTTGGTTTATTATGTGGTTAGCAGGACAATCAATTCGTGAAGATACCAGTGCTCTTGGATTAAGTGCTGGATACTTTTTCTTTGAAACTAAGTCTGGATATAAGTTCAAATCTATTGATACTTTATTTGGGCAAAATCCAATTAAAAAATATATCTACAATAATACTACATCAACTAAAATACCTACAGGTTATGATGATAAAATTTTAGAATATAATTTTGTTGATAGTGCTGATATGAAAGATCAATTAATGATGGGAACTTTTAATACATCAGTAAATCTTTTTAATTCATTTGAAAGTACCTTTGGATGTAATCCTTTAGACATTTCTACTCAAGCGTCTGCAATCACTGCAGCAGGAACAGAGTATGGTAAAAATTTATTTAAAGAATTTACTTCAAAACCTTCAAGATTTTTTACTGGAAGTCAATCTATTGGTGGATTAAAACCAATTGAAGAGTCTCACGAACTCGATACTGATAAAGCAAAGTATCTTTCCTCGGCAACGTCAAGATATAATCAAGCATATACCGTAAAGGCAAATATTACTATTTTTGGAGACTTTAGTTTAGAGGTAGGTCAATTAATTCACTGCGATTTCCCAGAACAATCAACCAAAGCAACAAAAGAAAGTAATCCAAGAATGAGTGGTGTTTATATGATTTCTGCATTATGTCATAGAATTGATCCAAAACTTCAATCATATACTTCATTAGAATTAATTCGTGATTCTTATGGTAGAAAACCTATGGCCTCTTCCACTACTTCTGCTGGAGCAAATCAAAAACCATCAGTTCAAAAAGCATCTGACGCAGCATCTACAAACAATCCAACAGCAGGTAATGAAAAAGGAGTTACTCAAAATGACATTGATACTGCAGTAAATGATGAGAGATCTCTTATCAGAGAGCAAGAAATATCAGCAGCTCAAACACCAGATAATGGAATTAATTATGATGAAGAAGGATATAATAGAGATTTAACGAATGCTGATATCTTAAGTGAAGATGAGGCAGAGGCACAATTCAAATATAGATGATAAATAATAAAAACTAATTTCGTGTTCCTATGGATAGAACACTTCAGCAGCACATCAACGATGATCGGAATGAATTAGATAGTCCTAATACTAGTAGCCAACGTCGTCGTCATTTAGAAGATGAGTTAAGTTCTCTTGAACAGTATCAAGAAAATCATCCCAATGACAATTATGATCCAACTCCCTTAGAACTTTATTGTGATTCTAATCCAAATGCTCTTGAATGTAGAATATATGAGGATTAAATATGTCTGATGTAACTACAGGATCTGCTTTTAATCCTCAGTTCTTTATGAATCCTCCTTGGTGGATTGGAAGAGTTGAGGATAAAGAAGTATGGAGTGATAATATTCAAGGAGAAACATTTACCAATGTTGCAGAAATAAAAGGTTGGGGTCAAAGATATAAAGTAAGAGTTTTTAACTGGCATACTGGAGATATAAGTAAACTTCAACCAGAACAAATGGCGTTTTGTCAGGTTGTAATGCCAGTTACTGCGGGATCGGGTCACGGTGGAGCATCTATTACTCCTGCAATTGAATCTGGATCTGTGGTTTTCGGATTCTTTATGGATGGGATGGCAGGCCAAGAAGGTTATATTGTTGGTCTTCTTGGAAACTCCAATAATAATGTACCCAAAGAAAGAGGAGAGCCTGCTCCCAATCAATCATCAACAAAACCAACTCCCGGGGGAGGATCTCCAACAGTATCGAAACCACCAACACCACCTACAGGTCCTGGGAGTGCAGCAAATCAACCAGTTCCTTCAAGTGTAGATCAATTAAGTGTGGATCAACTTAAGAAACTTCTAGATCCTTCCAAAACACCATCTTCTGCGGTTTTTAAGGCAGCATCAGAGGCAAGACAAAAAGCAAAAGCACAGGGACTTCCGACAGCAGAAATTGAGAGACAAGTTCTTGCTGCTACAGTCAAAGCATCAAGACAACCTGGTGCTGATGCAGGTGGAAGTGCAAATTGTAATCAAGGTTATCAGCAATTCAATAATACTTATAAAGATGGTAATCCAGAAACTGCTGCAAAAGTTCCTGATAACTTAAAACTTGGAGGAACTCCGCTCTCAACAACAGAAGCATTACATTCTGAGGTACAATCACAAACAGATCACGACAAATCAAGCAAAATAAAAATTCCTTTACTTGATGTATCTAAGAAAAATAATGGTGATATGAAAGGAATTCAACGCACGATGAAAAATTTAATTAACAGTGTTGAAGAACTTAAAAAGAAATATAATCAAGTATCTACATTTGCTACAGACGCTACTGAATTTGCGAGTCAAATACAAAATGAAATTAGTGGAGCAGTCACAGAACTTTCCGGATTTTCTAAAAATATAATGGGAGGAGTTCGTGGATATACGTTAACGAAATTATCTGATGAAGTAAAAAAGGCTGCACCAAATTTATTTCCATCAGAAATACCTAAATTATATCAAAAAGTTGAAGAGGGAATGAGTGCTTTGAATTGTGCGTTTAATAAAATTACTGCGGGTATGCCAGATTTATTGAATAGTCTTTTGAATAATGTGTTAGATAAAATGGTCAATACTCCTTTATGTGCGGTTGAAAATCTGGTTGCTGGTATTTTAGATAATGTATTGGGCCAAATTATGGGAGTTATTGATGAGGTTTTTTCTTCTATTAATTCTGTACTTGGATCTATTACTGGTGTTCTTGGAAGTATAGGCGGTGCCCTTGGTGCAATTGGAGGAAGTATGTTTAATGCTTTAGAATATGTAAATGGTATTAAAAATTTCTTCAAGTGTGATGACCCAGAAACACCAGTTAAATATAATGAAGTTGCATATGGATACCCTGCTCTTCCTGGTGGTGATGCCACTCCAACTTCTGCCACAGAAAACCAAGATGCTCCAACTTCACCAACAGGAACTGGTGCAAATGCCTCACAAGCACCTTCTGGTAATATAGTAAATAATACCAGTAATAGTGGTGGTGCTGTGGTAGTTGATCAAGAAGGAAATATACGCGAACGAATAACAGAAGAATTTTCTGGGCGGCAAGATATATTGGGACAATTAGATCAAGCAATTGAAGTTCAGAGAGCTGAAAGAGAATCTAATAGACAAAATTCAAACCCATCATTTACTTTTTATTAATTAACAATTATGTTTTCAAAAAATATACCATTTGATACTGCTATTAAACTTGCTTTCTTTGATACTGACGGAAAGAAAGTTGGTGGATTGACTGTAGAGCAAGCTAAAAAAGTTTGGGAGTTAGATAATAGTAAATTATTTTATTTTCAAACTGGTAATGGAACAGAACAAGAACTTACTATTGATCAAGTTGTAAACTTAACTCCAGAAAAAGATTTACTTCCATCAGCACCGGCTTGTCCTACAGAACCTCAAGTTTGTGGACCTCCTCTTGTAAAGTTTTTTGGTGGAGGAGGTGGATTTGGTGCTGCTGCAAATGCAGTAATTAGTCCAATTTCATCCTCTGTGATTGGTTTTGATATTGTAAATGCTGGATTGGGATTTGAATCTGCTCCCAACGCAGAATTAATTGATAATTGCGGTAAGGGTTCTGGAGGTAATCTTACAGTTAATATGAATCCTGATGGAAAAACAATTAAGAATATAACCATTAATGCACCAGGAAATGGTTATATTCCTACCCCTGATGGTAGTTTGGGTGGAAATGAAAGAGTATGGAAAGAACCTGATGAGGGTTATGTGAAAACATCTTCTGGTGGTTATTATGTAGTTCAACCATATAGACCAATACCAGCAAAAAAAGGAGATACATACTATCCTCCAAATGGTCCACCAAGAGTATTGGAAGAAGATGAGGTTATTACTCTACCTCTAGTTCCAGTCAAACCAAAGGATCCCACTTCACTTGGGACACCATATCCAGTCATTCTTTGTATTGAAGAGATTGTAGTTTTAGATCAGGGATTTGGTTATCGTCCAGGTGATGAATTAATTATTACTCCCGACAATGGAACTAAAACGGAATTGGTAATTAATGAGTTTGGCAATATAACTGGAGTCAAGATAATTCAAGGTGGATGTGGGTTTGATGATATTCCAAGAATGAGAACAAATTCTCCTACTGGATTCAATGCAACATTTACTCCTATTTTTAAAGTAACTCAGGTTGATCCCACGCAACCAATTGAATCTCAGGTTGGACCAGTTGTAGATGAAGTTCAATTAGTAACTGTAATTGATTGTGTTGGTAAATTTGTTCCGTCTAGAACTTTTAATGTACCGAGGTAATATAAATGGCAAAATCTGAAAATTTAGAAACTAAAGACATAAGAACTAAAGATGGAAACCTTAGATTAGGTCATATTCATACTGACCAAGTAAAGTCATCGATTATGATGCAGGGTCAAGGTGGATTAGAGTACATTACCATAGACCAAACTGCACCAAGAAATGGGTGGATTACTTCTAGATGTAGAGGGAGATATCAAATTATTGCTGGTGATAATGTTCCTGAGGGTGATATTGCAATGTATTTTAGTTCTTGTGGCGATAAGGGATTGAGTAGAGGAAATATTGAAATTATCACGAAAGGAGTATTTAAAGTTAATGCAAAAGAGATTCAATTAATTGCTACAGGTACTGATAATAGTACTGGAAGAATTACTTTACAATCCAATGAAGAAATTAAATTAGATTCAAAGCAGATTAACATTAATGCGAAGGAAGCACTTAGTATCTTTTCTGATGGAGAACTAAATACTACAGCAAAAAACATTATGAAAATGACTGCAGGTTCATATCAAAAATTGAGTTGTGCAAGTGCATTAAAATCTCCAGGACTTGCTTCAAATCTCAATCAAAGAGCACTTGGTTCTGTTAAACCAGGTACATTTTAAATTTAAAGGAGGTATAGAATATGTCGTCATTTAGTGATTCGGAATTCATCAATCAATTATTTGTTGCAAAAGATGAAGTAAAACCAGAATGTTTAGGTAGAGGAGAAAAGAAAATAAATGGTTCCGCTTTTATGCAAGGTCCAGTTGTAGTTGGAAATGATAGTAATTTTGATACTGCAGATGCCTCATTAATGGTTGGACCTACTGATAATAGTGATGTTTCAGTCGCTCTTTATTCAGTACACGTTAAAGATACAATAAAACACGAAGGTGATAAAATTCACGATGGAAATCTCATAGGTAGCAATCTCAAAGGTTGTACAGGACAAAATTGTACTTGGACTAAAAGTAAAATCAATGTTCAGTCTTGGAAAGGATTTGATATTTCTCACCCAACAAAAGAAAATCACCGCTTAAGATATGTTTGCCTTGAAGGCCCTGAAGGTGGTGTTTATATTCGTGGAAGAGTTAGGAATACAACAGAGATAGAACTACCTGATTATTGGAAAGATCTTGTAGATATTCAGTCAATTACAGTTTCCTTAACACCTATTGGTGCTCATCAAAACCTAATAGTAAAGCGTTGGGATGAATCAAAAGTTTACCTTCAGTCAAATGGTGGTATGCCTATTGATTGTTTTTATCATATCTTTGCGGAAAGAAAAGATGGTGAAAAGTTAATCGTTGAGTATCAAGGAGAGACGCCTGCAGACTATCCTGGTGATTCTTCTCAGTACTCTATTGCTGGTTATGATTATGGGAGAAAAGAATGACTCAGTATAGAACTTATCTTGATGACTCTACTCAAGCAGGTCAAGAAACAATTTTAAGTATTCAACAAAATGGATCTGAATTTGGTGTTGGTGTAAGTACTGATATAATTTGCAATAATATTAGTGCGGGTATTGTTACATCTACGGGTGGAATAAGTAATGGAACTAGAACTCTTTCTTTCTCAGTATCTGGTTCCAATTTAATTCTTACAGTTACTGGCGTTGGATCTACTACACTTAAACTCGCGTAACATCACTTGACACCAGGTCCCAAGTGCCCTATAATACATAGGTAATCACGAAACGACCAAATGCAAGACGAATACCTCTCACGATGTGTGGTAGATCCTCTCAAGCGTACTGTA